ATATTTGGGACATTTTTGACACAGCAATGCAGACCATAGGTACCACAGCAGATACCGTCAAGTCAAAAGTGTTTGGATTTATTGATACTGTCAAGTCTAAATTTGAGGAGTTTAAAGGACTATTTTCTGGTATTTTTGATAATGTCGATACAAGTGCAATAGATGGTCTTTTCGATAAGATGAACTTCCGTTTCAAACCTTTAACTGCTTTGTTTACTGGGGTAGGTAAAGTACTAGGAGGTTTCGCTAATCTGGCTAAGAAAATAGCTCCAACATTCTTTAAATTGGCTAGCGCTATCGGGACTTTCTTTTTGAATCTTGGCTCTTCCATCATTGATTCCATTGTTAAAGCAGATTTCTCAAAGATATTTGATTTGATCAATAGTGGACTTATTGCTGGTATATTACTAGCAATTCGAAACTTTATCACATCCGGATCTGGTTTTATTGACCAAGCAGGGGGAGTATTTGGAGATATTTCTGGTATTTTGGATGGTGTTAGAGGCAGTTTACAAGCTTGGCAGCAAAATCTAAAAGCTAATACTTTATTGACTATTGCTGGAGCTATTGGTGTATTAACCTTGTCTTTGCTAGTTTTATCTGGGATTGATTCGGCTAAACTAACGGTTTCTCTTGGCGCTGTTACAGCTATGATGCTCCAATTAATGGGCTCTATGGCTGTATTTAGTAAAGTATCAGGAACTGGTCTTGGGGCCTTATCTGCATCAGCGGGTTTAGTTGCTTTGTCTGTATCTATTATGATAATGTCGGCTGCTCTATCAAAGCTAGGAAAATTAGATGCTGAAGAATTAAACAGAGGTCTAGGTGCTATTACAGCTTTGTCTATTGGGATGGTGATACTTAGCAGAGTAATGTCTCAGAATACAGGATCCATTCTTAAAGGTTCTGTAGGGTTAATAGCTTTTGGTCTTGCTTTGCTTGTACTGACGTCATCAGTAGCAAAATTAGGCGCCTTAGATCCTGCTGAGTTAACTAACGGGTTAATTGGTGTTGGCGTAATGCTTGCTGAGATAGCAGCATTTATGAAGTTAGTAGATCTTGACAAGATGGGTATAACTAAAGGCATTGGGTTAGCTTTGCTTGCTGGATCAATTATGCTTATGTCCGAATCAGTTGGAAAATTTGCTGAGATGGACCAGGCAAAATTACAGCAAGGTCTTATAGCTCTTGGTGCTGTCTTACTAGAATTGGCTCTATTTACTCAATTAAGTAGTGGCGGTGCTGGACTAATAGCCACTGGTATAGCCATGGTTATCATAGCTGGCGCCATCATGCTATTAGTAGATTCTATAACTAAACTTGGCGCATTAGATCCTACTCAAATAGGTAGAGGTTTATTTACTATGGGAGCTGCATTATTAATCATTGTAGCTGCTATGAATCTTATGCCTAAGAATATGATTATTACTAGTTTGGGTTTAGTGGCTGTTGCAGGGGCTATATTACTTCTTTCTGATTCTTTAGCTAGTATGGGCGGTATGACATGGGAAGAGATTGGAAAAGGTCTTGCGGCTCTTGCTGGATCATTACTTATATTAACGGTTGCTTTATATGCAATGAGTGGTACTTTGGCAGGTAGTGCAGCTTTATTGATTGCAGCAGGTGCTCTTGCTGTACTAGCTCCGGTTTTATCAACTTTAGGAGCTATGGGTATAGCTGAGATAGGAATAGCTTTATTAGCACTTGCCGGTGTCTTTGCACTTCTAGCAATTGCCGGATATTTATTAACACCAGTTATACCGACACTACTTGGTCTTGGTGTCTCTATGATGTTGATAGGTGTTGCTGCGATGCTGGTTGGTGCTGGTTTACTTGCATTTTCTATGGGCTTGGCAGCTATTGCTGTATCTGGCGCAGCTGCAGCAGTTGCTATTGTTGCAATGATATCTACTATATTGGGTATCATTCCATTGGTTATTAAGACGCTTATAGATACAATAATTATATTTGGGGAAGGTATAGTTGCTGCTGCACCAGTTGTAGCAGCTGCAATTACTGCTTTGCTCATGGGCGTTCTTGATATTATCATTAAAGTTACTCCGAAGCTTTTGCAAGCTCTTACTATACTATTAAAGGGCCTGATTCAACTTATTGTTGATGTCGTTCCGGACTTTGTTTCAGCTGTAATAACATTACTTACAACATTATTGGAAGAAATAGCAGCTAATATCCCAGCTTTTGTTCAAGCAGGGTTCGATATTCTGATAGGATTTTTGGAAGGAATTCGAGATAATATTTATGAAGTTGTAACTGTTGCAACAGAAATTATTACTGAATTTCTAGGTGGTATTAGTGATAATGTTGGGGACGTTATACAAGCTGGTGTAGATTTAATTATTGATTTTATTAATGGGATGGCAGATGCAATTGACAACAATACCGAACCATTACTAGCGGCCCTAGGACGACTAGGTGAATCTATTATTACTGCACTAGTTACAGCCATCTCAAATGGAGCTAAAGCCGTCTTGACTGCTCTTAGTAGTATTGTTACAGCTGCTATTAATGCTATTAAAGAACAATTAGGAATTAACTCTCCATCCAAAGTATTTATGGAAATTGGCGAGTCCATTCCTGAAGGTTTTGCTAAGGGCATTCTACATCTCAAAAATAGAGTTACGGAAGCTGTTCATAAACTAGAAAAAAGAGCTGTAGATGCCATGGGACCGGCTATAGCAACTATTACTGAGGCTTTATCTGGCAATATCGATTCCAATCCAGTAATTCGACCAGTAGTAGATTTAACTGACGTTATTTCTGGAAAGAAATCAATAGAAGAATTAATTTCTGGAAATTATATAAATTTGGCTTCTCCTGTAGATATTAGCAGAAATATATCTACTGGTTTGAGACCTATTGATATTTCTCCTGAGAAGTTAGCAGCTGCTGGTAATGTAGTTAATTACACTCAAAATAACTATTCACCAAAATCTTTATCGAGATTAGAAATTTATAGACAAACGAGAAACCAACTTATGGCTCTGAAAGGATTGGTATGATAAATTCTATAACTATAACTAATCACTTATCTGAGTCTATTACTGTCGATTTGAGAAACCCGGAGATTTCCTTCGGGTTTTTCATTAAATCTATAGAGGGACTTGGACCAGTAAAAGCGGATATTAATCTAAGAGAAATGGCAGGAATTGACGGAGGTTTCTACAATTCTGCTAGAGCTGATAGTAGAAATATTGTTTTTAATATTGGTTTTTTTAGTTTTTATACATATTTAGGTGGACGAAGTCCTGAAATTGATATGACTATAGAAAAAATTCGTCGATTAACATATAAATATTTTCCATTAAAAAGGAATATCAATATAAAAATTGAAACCGACGAACGTACTCTTTATACCACTGGTTATGTTGAATCTAATGAACCAAATATATTCAGTAAAGAAGAAGATACTATTATTTCTGTAATTTGTCCAGAGTCCTATTTCAAAGATATTTTTCAAAATAATGTATCATTTGGTTCTGTTACGCCAACTTTCCAATTTCCGTTTTCTAATGAATCATTAGTATCTAAACTTATTAGTTTTGGAACGATCATCCAAGAAACTACAAAAAATATTATTTATGAAGGTGAAACTCCAACAGGTTTTGTTATTCTAATTCATGCTATTGGACTAGCTACGAATATTGAGATTACAAATAATAGAACGTTAGGTTCCATTTATATAGATACAACTAAAGTAACAGCAATAGTTGGTTCGGCTATTCAAACCGGAGATGATATTATAATATCAACCATTAAAGGTGATAAATATGCTATATTCATCAGAGGAACCAGTATATATAATATTCTAAACGCGGTTATAACAGATATAGAATGGTTCGAGTTGGAGAATGGAGATAATGAGTTTACCTATACTGCTAGTAGTGGGCTTACAAATATTCAATTTTCAATAATTCACGACGTTCTTTATCAAGGAGTCTAGGATGATTCCATTATTTTTAGATTCCAATTTTAAAGAGGTAGATGTATTAGACGTTTATAACTCTTTTATTTGGACAGATAGATATAATTTCTGTGGAGATTTTGAATTTTCTGTAAGTCCTGTAGAAAAGATTTTTTCTATCTTGTCAGCTTCTAAATATCTTAAATTGGAAGAATCAGAACATTTAATGTTTATAGAAGATGTTAATATTCGTACAGATTCTGAAAAAGGAAATGAATTAATAGTAAAAGGACGATCGTTAGAATCAATGCTTGATAGACGAATCGCATGGGACATTTCTGATTTATATGGTGATTTTCAAACTGCTGGAATTTTTGAATTGCTTTATAATAATATAACTAATTCAGGTTTTGATAGAATAATAGCAAATTTTATTTACAGTGAGAGTACTGATCCTGACATAATGGCTGCTACAATTGGAGATCAATTTTGGGGAGAAGATCTCTATAAAATAATTTCAGAATTATGTTTCGATAAAGGCTTCGGTTTTAAAATTACTCGACCTGGAACTCAATTTATATTCGAATTATATAATGGAGTAGATCGTTCCTTTAATCAAACAACTAATCCATATGTTGTGTTTTCTCCAAATTTTGATAACTTAAAGAGTGGAGAGTATATTAAAACTGATAGATTTTTAAAAAATTTTGCTTTGGTCGTTGGCGAAAAAGGCGTAGGTAATGTCGAACTTACGACAACTGCGACAACTAACGAAGATGCTACAGATCTTGATAGACGAGAAATATGTATAAAAAATAATGACGTTAAAAGACGAGATCCAGGAACACCACTTTCAGATGCTGATTATCTTTTAAGATTAGAAAGAGCTGGTGAAATTGAATTAGCAAAGCATAAGACTATAGAAGCTTTTGAAGGTGAAATAGACGATTCTACTTTTTATTATGGAGTAGATTTTGGTATGGGTGACATTTTGCAAGTTGAAGATGAATATGGTAATTCTGCCGGATCAAGGGTTGTAGAGGTTATTTATTCTAAAGATACTTCTGGTTCTAAGATGATTCCAATATTTGCAGCTGTTTAAAGGAGAAAATATGGCTTTTACTTATGGTTTTTACAACTCATCAAGTGGCGATAGAGTATATGATGCTGTTCAAATATCTCAGATATTTGATGGGGTTATTAATGATGGGGTTTATCAAAAAATAGGTGATGCTTTTGGAGTAACGGCTACTGGAACAGATTTAAATGTATCCGTATTAACCGGGAGAGCATGGTTCGATCATACTTGGAATCTTAATGATTCAGCTCTATCTATTGCAATACCTGCGGGTCATCCGACATTAAATAGAATTGATTCTATTATATTAGAGGTAGATTCTTCTACAAGAACTAATGTAATAAAAAGACTTGCTGGAAGCGCAGCTAGTACTCCAGTACCTCCGACATTAACCAAGACAAGTACACTTAATCAATATAGACTTGCTGATGTTTATATAGGTCTCGGTGTAACAGTAATAAGACAACAAGATATTACATATAAAGTTGGAACGGATGATTGTCCGCTTGTTACTGGACCATTAGAGGTCATTAGTATAGATTCTTGGGTTGACCAATGGGAAGCCGAATGGGAAGCCTGGTTCAATTATATTATAGGAGAATTAGATACTGAAGTAGCTGGCAATTTGCAAAATCAGATTACTGCGATTCGTGGAGATAATAATCCTCCGCTTACTACCATATTAGCATTAAAAACTCATACACATACTTCTGGTATTGGAGATCCAATCTCCTCAAATGGTTTAGCAGATAATTCTGTAACTCCTTCTAAAATACTAAATCGTACACGATCTTTTTTAGTTCCTGTTAGTTATAATCTCTGGGGAAGTCATATATTTGGAGCTTATGGTACTGATCTTCCTTATACTGAAGATGTGGATGCTTATGGTTTTTTTCAAGTACCATCTGATTTTGTTTCTGGTATGACTGTAAAAGCCATTCTCAGAGCTAATGCTGGTGGGAATATGTATGGAAATGCCTATGCGAGTTATCTAGCTGATGGCCAAGGAAGCCCCCATAGTAATAGCATCGCAAATACTGCAGTTGGACTTTTTGTTGGCATAACAACTCATGCATATTCAATTAGTCTTACTAATGCAGCTATTGGGGATCATGTAAGTATTCGTCTTACTAGATTGGGTGGTAGTTATCCAACTTTAGATACTATTCAAAATTATATTTATTTAATGGGTTGGTATGTTGAATATACAGCCGATAGTTAATAGGAGAATACTATGTCTACTATAATGGCTGCAGGAAATGTAATTCTTTGCATAATGGTAGCCTATACTCAATTCTCTATTTTAAAACTACATAAATATACCTTAGAAAAAGAGCATAGAAGGATTAGAAATTTAATCGGTTTTATGTCTATATTTTGGGCTTTAATATATGTATATGTTATATTAGCAGATTTGAGCATTCTTCCAACAATGAATCAAACTACTTTTGGTCAAATCTTTATTAGACCTGCAAATTTCTTCTTATTTGGACTATTAGCGGCAGCTGGTTTTGAAACGCTGTTTAGATATAGACGATATGAAGAATTATTTGAAAAGGATAGAACAGATGAGTAATTTCAATGTAGCCAATTTTATTTCGTTACTTATGAGTCTATCTGCTTTGATATCTGTTCTTGTCCTTTTGCTAAAGGTACGGAATGAAAATAGAAAATTATTAGCAGAGTATAAAAAACTGACAGCCGAGGGGGAAAATCTAGATGCAGATACCGATAGACATTATATAGAAACTTATAGAATGCTGCATGATGAATTAAAAGCCTCTTATGCTGAAATTAAAGAACTTAGACAAAATCAAGAAAGTATTATTTGTCATCGCGAGTATGAGGAGCATCTTATAAGGTGTTTAAGGATTTTAACTGCTAAATTAGTATCTATGTCTATTGAAGTTCCATGCGCAACATTATCTTTTGAAGAATTCATTAAAAATAGGAGTAATGGAAATGATTCTAAATAATAAAGTTTATGATATATTGAAATGGTTTACTCTAATTGCTTTGCCTGCATTTGGTACTTTATATTTTGCTTTGTCTGGCATTTGGGGTCTTCCTTATGGAGAGCAAATCACTGCAACTATCATTGCATCGATCACTTTTCTTGGCTCTTTGCTTGGATTGAGTACTCTGCAGTATAATAAGAGAATGACTGCTGAAGACGAGAATATTGGATAAACCCTTCTCCTCGCATTATATACATAGCATATAATGAAAGGAGAAAATTATGAAACCCAAAACTATCGATATAGAGATCGAAAGACTTTTAGGTGTCATGAGAGAGTCTCATCCAAGTGATGAAGAATACTCAATAATGGCGAATAATCTGAAAACTTTATATGAAGCTAAAAGTAAAGAGTCTCATATAGAGTGGAATATTATTCTGCCAATAATTGGGCAGATATTCGTTACGGGGATGGTACTAAATCACGAACACCTAAACGTAATAACGTCGAGAATCGGAACGTTTTGGAGAAAGATTTGATCCGAAGGAGGAGTCATGGAAACATGGCTTCTCTTTTTTTCGCGTGAAAAACATATGATATAATAGAAATACTAACCCTATTTTAAAACAATAGGAGGATAAAGAGTGCTAACTTAGCACTCTTATTTTTCCCCGGGGGTAAACTCTGGGGAACCAAAATATATTCTTGAAAGGAGAAAAAATGAACACACTTAGTAAGATTGTTAATGCAGTTCTCAAGATCTTTGTTATGCTCTGCTTGGCAACCATAGGTATCTTCGCAATAACCTATGGCTATGAAGTCGCTATGAATATTCATCGATTGCCTGGTTTTCTTTTATTTGCAGTTGGTGGTATATTTATAGGATTCGCCTTTTTGGTCGGATTCGGAAAGAAGGGAGGTTAAATATGACATTTCTACAGATGATACTCGCCTGCTGTCTTGGATTAATTGTTATTCCTATTATCATAGTATGGGGATTACTTGTATTGGAAGTAATCTTTAAATTCTTGGAAGGAGAATAAATGAATATTAAAAGATCACTAAGGATGATCAAGCTAGGCGTCATAAAGAACTCACCAACTATATTGACCTTTTCTGGTGCGGTCGGAGTTGTAACGACGGCTCTCTTGACGATAAAGCCCACAATAAAAGCTGTACGCATGATCGATGAGGAAAATAAGAAGCGATTTGAGGCGTTTCTACCGCCATTAAAAGGGACAGATATAGGCAAAATGACCTGGACGCTATATTTACCACCATTAGCGTCTGGCGCTTTAACAATTGTCTGTGTCGTTTCCTCGAACAAGATTAGTCTTCAGCGTAATGCTGCTTTGCTAGGCCTGTATGCTTTAAGCGAGGCAAGTTTGAAGGATTATCAAGAGAAGGTGAGGACCCTCTTAGGAGATGGTAAGGACGAGAAAATCCGAGGAGAGATTGCTCAAGATAAATTGGATAAGAATCCAGTTAAAGAAGATCAGATTATTATTACTGGTTTTGGTGACTGCCTATTTTATGACTCCCTCTCAGGCCGATATTTCAAAACTGATTGGGAAAGCATTCGTAAAAATGTTAATGATTATAACGCATCATTGTTTGGGGAATACTATCAAACACTGAATGATTGGTATGATCTTATTGGTCTTGAGCCGGTCGAAATGGGCAAAAAGGTAGGTTGGGAGGCCAATAACGGGCTACTAGAGCTATATTATAGCGCTAAGATAGCCGAGATATCAAACAAAAAGCAGCCATGCGTTGTCATTGAGTATAAGAATGGCCCGAAGGACTTATAGAGTTCGCGGCAAAATCATATCGTATAATAGAAACCAACTATATTCTTAAAAGGAGAAAAAAATGTTTGAGAAACTGATGACCACTGTTAAGGACCCGAAAGTCTTGAAAGTCGCTGGTGTTGCTGTTGGTGCCCTGGTAGCTATTGGAGCTGCTGCCATGGTACTGAGCAATATGAACGACAATGAAGATCTGGTCGACGTGATCGAGGACGATCAACCCGCTTCTGAAGAGTAGATGGCGAAGAGGTGCTATAGAAATATAGCACCTTATTTTTCTTAAAAGGAGAAAATGAAATGTATGACAATTTGATGAGGACATTAAATATTTGTATTCCTATTCTTTTCGTAATTTTTATCGTTATGCTTATTCTGAGCGTATGGGTAATATCAGCAGAGGCTGCAACTGTATCAATTCCCTGGCGATTCTATCAACTCTATGAGAACCAGGCTTTGGAAGTTAATTGCAAAGCTGATTCAATGTCTGTTCAACGATTAGATCAGCAACGTGTATTAATCGTATGCGGAGAAGGATTTAGGAGTATAAAGTGATGCCATTTAATATTCGTATTACCGGTCTTGAAGATTTTACAACTAAGGTGAAAGCAGCAGGAAAGTCGTTAGCGTCAACTCCAGTTCCATTGGGAAAGACTGTTCTGACGACCGTTGCTATTGTTGCATTAGGAGAGATACTACTAGCTAAGAAGATGAAGTTTACTCTTATTCTCAGCCGCAGGTATTAGTTTTCGCGGCAAAATCATAGGCTATAATAGAATACTAACCTATGAAAAGGAGATAAAGATGAACACAAATATGATTGTTAAGAAAGTTGCGTTAGCAACTACCGAAAATATTGTGGGCTTTGTTGCTTATTTTGGAGTGATGGCGCTAGTAAAAAAAGTTACGCCGAAGCTTCTTGAACCAAACGAATCAAATGAATTAAAAGATCAAATGATTTGGTTGATACAGACGCTTGGAATGACTATTGCAGTAGCTGTTATTACTTCCATAATTGCAGGAGCCGCAAAATCGGCAGTTGAAAATAAGTTCTTTTCGACGATTGATGTTGTTGATATTTCATAAAGGAGGTAAAAAGAGTGCTAATCTAGCACTCTTATTTTTCTCAATGGACAATCTTATATGGACGTGGTGTCCACATTGTGGTTCTAGAGAAGATCACGATTTGATAAACGGCAAGTGGATCTGTCATACATGCAAGCAATCTAATCCTTTTGTAAGGCTACTTCAAGAATATATAGAGGAGGAAATGAATGATATCATTCTACTCAAGAGTGACGATGATAATTGGGAAACTGGAACCTAAGGTGTACGATATGACTCAAGAAGCCATGTATAATTATATATCAAATTTCACCAACAAGCCAGCAGAAATAAAGAAAGTTATGGAGGTGATTAATGCGGCTAAATCATCTGCAAGAGGCACTACTGAGCTATCTCAGCGAGAACGGTATTAAGCCTGAAACCGACATTGATATATATTTAGAGTATCCATCTGGTTGGGAAGGGGTTTTTGGAGCCCACCAGCGAGTATACGTATACCAATCATATTTCGGAAAGATTCAGCTCAAGCGGATCGAGCCAATGAATGGTTTTACTCGGAAGGGACGAATAATCTTGAAAGGAGAACACGTTGCAAATGTCAATGGATATGTTTAAAAAAACAGAAGGTCTCATGAAGGATGATTTTGGAAAGGGGAAGTTCAAAATCTCTTTGCGTATGAGTATTGATACGGGTAATCTTCCATACAGCGTAACGTTGTATGTTATATATCTGCCAGAGTTCTGCATGGAGATATATGACTGCGCCGGGATTAAAGGGATATTGACAAAGGAGACTCCCACACCTATTGGAGTATATGAAAAAGCCTTAATGGAGGCTCTCCTTCATATTTGTGATAATCCTGAGATCTATGTTGAGAATGCTTTTCTAGCAACTGTGGCGGATTATCATACAGCTATACACATGCTTGCCGATATTATCACGCATGTAAAATGGTATCCAAATGCAGAAATCAGATGTCAGGAGGTATAAATTTGTACCCAAGCAATTCTAGACGGTCAAAACGGGGCTCTGATGAGGAGCCCCAAAGAAAACTTAAAGTTATCAAAGGCAATATCGTTGAACGGAAAAAGCCTTTGCTAATGCGCATATTTGGCGAGAACACAAAGAGTGTTGGGAATTATATCCTTTGGGATGTACTTATCCCAGCTGGCAAAAACACCATCACTGAGATGATTAGTAATGGTATAGAAATGCTCCTTTACGGTGAGCCAAGAAGCAATGTCCGTCGCGATAGAGGACGTTCGTATGTTTCCTACAACAGCTATTATAAAGATCGCGACCGAGAACCTGATAGTCGAAGGTTAGAAATCGGAAAAAACAGGCATCGTTTTGAGGACGTTGTGCTGGAAAGTCGAAGCGATGCTGAAGAAGTTCTGAGTAATCTTGTGGACTTAGTAGAGGACTATGGGGTCGCCACAGTCGCAGACTTCTACGATTTAGTCGGGCTCAGCGGGGAGTGGGCAGATAATAAGTACGGATGGGATAATCTATCCCGCTCGAGCGTAAAGCGAGTACGAGATGGTTATATTTTGGAGATGCCTAAACCTCTAGTTATTGAATAGGAGAAATCGATGGGTAATCAAGTTCTAACAATAGTTTTCGATGATGATACGAGCATTCCGGCGATAGAAGACTTTGTTGAGGTGGTTGAAAAACTTATATTTGATTGGCAGCTCGTCGTCCAACTTAAACGATCAGAAGAAGACTTCGAAACGGGGGTTATCTATGCCGAGGATTAGTTCTCAAGACTTAGATGGACGAAACCTTATTAAAAAGGCTGAAAAAGCAGGTTTGAAAGTTGAAATGGGGAAAGGTGACCACGCCAAGATTTACGGTCCAGCAGGACGTGGTTACCAAACTGTCCCAATGCGTCCTATCGGTAAGGGGCTGGCTTGCTCGATCGTTAAGTGGTTGATCGCAGCAGGAGTCTCTTTCGGTGTTATTTTAATCTGTTATGTATTTTGCTAGGAGAAATGAAAATGGGTATTAATTGGAAAGATAAAGCTAAAGCTTTTATATTGGCTCAGACGGGCCAGCGCAGTGTTGTTAAAGCAATGCAATATTTGGATAACTTGGTATATGGTGATGTCGAATTTATAAATCTGGTAGCGAAAGCTATGGAAGATACCTATACCGACGCATTCCAAACCTTCAATAAAGCTAAGAAAAAGGAGACTCGAAAAGATGAAACTCCAGCTGAGTAGGGCAAGTTTGATTGCTAAAAAATATGCTCCAGAAATCTTAATCGGTTTCGGGATTACTGGAATGGTTGGGACGGCGGTCGGAATTCATAGAGCAGCATATAAATTTCAGAATATAAAAGAAATCTATGAAGATGTTAATGAAACCATCGAGCTCTATTATGATGATGAAAGAATTGAATATTCTGAAGAGAATTATAATTACGATAAGCGTCTAGCTAAAGTTAATTATATTCTTAATGCTGGAAAGCTTTATGCGCCGATTATTGGTCTTGGCGTGCTGTCCTTGGTCTCAATCGCAGCGTCTCATGAAATCCTCTCAAGGCGAAATATGGCTCTTATTGCTGCCTATAAACTGCTTGATGAGGGCTTCAAAAAGTATCGAAGTCGTGTTGTAGACTCCATTGACGAGGCAGCAGATCGATATTTCCGATTTGGTGGAGAGGAACGGAAGTATCAGCTAGTCGAAGGAAAAAAGAAAAAGAAAGATGTAGTCGCTGAACCGGAAGCAGATAATGGCGTTCCTCCTTGGGAAGAGGAAAGTATCTATGCCCGTTATTTCGACGAGAGTTCTTTGCAATTCAAACGGAATAACGAGATGAATCTTCATTTCCTGCAATCTCAGCAGACATATGCTAACCAGCTTCTACAAACCCAGGGACATGTATTTTTGAATGAGATCTATGATTGTTTGGGGATTCCTCGTAGTAGAGCTGGCTCAGTTGTTGGATGGGTCAAGGACCATGGCGATAACTATATCTCCTTCGATCTTGAAAATCCAGATAACGGTTTGCATCGTGACTTTGTCAATGGTTATAGCGAGTATGTTCGTCTCGACTTTAATGTTGACGGTGTAATTTGGGATATAATTTGACTGGACGCAGTAATCTTCGGGAAAGATCAAGTCCTAGAAGAATGCAAACATCCAGATAACTATACGTACGACAATTGTTATATTATGGAAAAGCCCTTGAAAGGAGGGTTAAATTATGAACGTTAGGAAAGTAGTAATCGTTGCAGCAAGCGGTGTTTGCGGAGGTGTTGTTGGATATCTTCTCGCAGATATGCTAATCTATAAATTCCAAGAAAAGCAGATCTCGGAAGATATCATGGAAGAATTCGAGAAACGGGTAGAGGAATATAAGCCTTCAAACCCAGAAGCTCCTGTGGATTATACTAGGATGACCAAGCCAAAAGCTAACCTGAACGAGCTTGTAGCGCCATATCTTGGGATTGGCCAGGAGACTGAGGATTTAAGCGTTCCTTTGTTCGAGATTATTAGCCATAACGAGTGGGTAAATCTAACAAATCGAGATCAGTTCGAAATCATGTATTACGAAGGTGATAACGCTTATACCCTAGAGGATGAGTTAATCGCAAGCCCGTCAGATCTTATCGGGCCGCGCGAAGGTTTGCACTTCGGTGAACTATCGGAAGACCCAGACGTCGTTTATATTCGTAACAACGATCTCGAAGCGGACTACGAAGTAATTCGTGTCCACGGCAAATATTCGACCTTGGTTCTTGGCCTGTCTGAGGAGGAGGCAGAGCAAAAACCAAAGAGAAAGAGGAAAACCAATAATGGGACCGAGTAACGAACTTGCGTACATGCATTGGCTGTACGAGCAACTCGGAAGCAAAGGATCGAATGAGGAAGAATATGGTGATCTATGCTATTGGCTCTATCATCAAAAATTCTATTCGATCCTTCCCAACGATGATAATCGTGCAGAGGATGGCTTGCAACTGCGAACCCAATTCGGCATCCAGTTAGATTTGGATTGCAGTATGCTGGAGTTCTTGATTGCTCTGGCCATGCGGATGGATTATATCCTACACGATCCTAGATACATCAACAGGATCGGTAAGTGGTTCTGGATGTTAGTTGACAATCTTGGTCTTGATCCGGTCGATGTTAACGAGCCAAGGTCCCACACCAGAAATCAAGTTATCGTTCAGCGTTTCCTTGAGCGTAGATATAATACTAGCGGACGAGGAGGATTATTTCCTTTAAAGCGTGGGCTCAAGGATCAGCGTAAAGTAGAGATATGGTACCAGATGATGGACTATATCTCTCAAGAAAATCTTTAGTTTTATAGACTCTTGAAAGGAGAAATGGAATGAATACCTATTTTATAACTTGCCAATTTTTCAGAAAAAGACTCATTACTGATGATAGTATGTCAGAAGCAATTGAAACCTTTATTCGTTTAGAAAAAATGGGAGGAAAACCATCTTTTGTAGGTGAGTATACTGAAACTTATACAGTAAAAAATCTTGATAATGGTGAAGAAGTAACATGTATGAAAGATTCTATAACCGGTGACATCAGGGTCGTCGAAACCATTTCCAAAGCAAAATTTCCTAGAATTAATCCATGGGGAGGAAAGATAGCATTAACTCCAAAGGAGATAATGGATGCTATTGGAAATTCGAAAACAACCTTAGTTACGAAAGTTACTAATTTAAATGGAGATTGGGTTACTCTCCATACGTCTCTTAAAGATGAATCTGGAAATATGTTAATCGATTACGGTGCGCGTACGCTTCGAAAAGACTGGGGTTTGGAATTAACTAATCTCGAATACTTATATGCAAAAATGAAGGAGATTAATAATGCGTAATAACTTTCTATTGGGTCTGATGGAAGCTCTGCGGATCAGTAAAGGGAAAAGCAAATCCTTGCCTAAACGCGATCGAATCGAGCTTAAGAAAGCTCGCCGAAAACGCTTAGGATCCACCGGGTCGAACAACCACAGCAAAGGGCAGAGCGATAAGCGGCGGAAAATGGCTGCGGATAGCAATAAGATCAATCGCGACCGCATCAAGAAATGGAAGTATTAAGATGTCTGGCGAAGCGTCGGTCTCACCAAGTCGTACATATATAATCCCTTGTCGTCGCCTTAGACGAGAGGGTTGGTATTTTCGGAAATTCACCCTTCCGTTCGAAATATCTGAAAAGGATAATAACAATCAGTTCGCAACTCACTACTTCCTGAACAACTTGGATTTAACTGCTGCTGTTGCGACGGCTTATACGTTCGAAGATTTTTGTGATGTTTCGGAGGCGCAGGAGCCATGAGTATTCTTTTCACGTTTAGAAAGAAATCATATGCTCTAGATTTTGGAAGGAAGACACCTTGGTTTGAGCAAATCTATTTGGTGTCTTTTTCTGAGATAACATATGTAAATTTCGAAGTCGTGTATGCTAGGCTTATTTGGATGCTTGGAGGGAAAATATGAATAGTGTTATAATTAAAGAAGGTAGTCCGTTGTTAGATACGATCATGCAGAAAATCAGAGAAAGAATAGGCACTGGGAAGATCATGTCGCATTTCGAGGATGATAAGGCCGAATTCTTTCTAAGATGGGAAGGACGAAGCGTCAACAATGAACTGCTACGCTTTGAGAGAAAGTGGTCTTATTACACACTAATGCGTATGCATAATCCATTGCTGATGGAAGATGAGTTTGTTGAGACTTTCAATGCCCTTATGAAAGAGAAAGGCTTTGAACTATTTCGGGAGACCAGACCCGCCGATTCAGGGGATGCGAAAACTGACCGTTGAGAAACCAGCCTAAGGAGTTTGGCAGAGTTCTCAAAACTGCCGTTTTCAGAGGGTAGAAATATATCGTGTGCCAATATCGAGCAGATTGATTGTTCTATTGGGGTGATTTGCAAAAATCCCAAAAAAATTTATATAGAAGATAATCAGCTTACACTGTAAACGATGAATCCCCTTTTCTACCCTCTGAAAATGTTTACAAAATAGTATACACTTTTGTTACGGACTTCGAAGAGTGTATACTTTTTTTGTAAAAAATCGAGAAAAAAATGAAAATTTTTTCTCGAAAAAGTGTCATTTTTTGACAAAAAAGTATACGGAGTTACGTTCTTGTTACGTTCTTGAAAAAAAGGTGTATACTGTTTTTTCATTATTTTTTTGACTTTTTAGGCGTAAAATTTCAAAAAAATGGTGAAAAAAGGCAAAAAGTATACGGAGTTACGTTTTTGAACCCTAAGAACTTTAAAAAAGAAAAAAATATAAATAGAGTTTTTCTTTACAAAAAGGTGTAACTCCGTAACAAAAGCATTGAAAGGAGGCTTTTTCGGTGGATTTTTATCAAATAAAAGAAAGATCGAATAAAGGGATTATAGAAATATATCCCGATTTCAAAGTAACAAGATCTAAGGACCTTATGGTTCGAGCTAAAAGTTTTTATGCCATTTGGGATGAAGAGAAAGGGTTATGGTCAACCGATGAATATGATGTCCAACGTTTGATGGATGCTGACTTAATGAATTATAGAAATAAACTCATTGAGAAGAAGAATGAAGTTATTCATGTAAAATTTATGAGCGATTTCAGTACAAATGCTTGGACGCAATACAGAAACTATTTATCAAGAATATCAGATAACGCCCACCAACTAGATGAGCATTTAACTTTTCAGAATACAGAAGTAAAGAAAAGTGATTATGTTAGTAGACGTTTGCCGTATTCTTTGAGCGATGATAAGTGTGATGCTTATGATCAATTGATGAGTACTTTATATTCTCCTGAGGAGAGAACTAAACTAGAATGGGCTCTCGGGTCTATCGTTGCTGGCGAGGCAAAGGATATTCAGAAGTTCATAGTGCTATATGGCGAGGGCGGTAGTGGTAAGTCCACATTCCTAAATATAGTTCAAAAGTTGTTTGCTGGATATTATACGACCTTTGAGGCTAAAGCTCTTACTAGTTCTAGCAATACTTTTTCTACTGAGGTTTTCCGATCGAATCCTTTGGTCGCTCTCCAGCATGATGGTGATCTTTCTAGAATAGAAGACAATACAAAACTCAACTCAATCATATCTCACGAAGAGATGGTGATGAATGAGAAATACAAGCCGAGCTATACTGCTCGAGCTAATTGTTTTCTCTTCCTTGCCACAAACAAACCAGTTAAAATTGGGGACGCAAAATCTGGAATAATTCGAAGACTTATTGATGTTAAACCATCTGGAAAGAAGTTGCCGACTGTTAAATATTTTTCCTTAATGTCGCGAATTGATTTTGAGTTAGGTGCTATAGCCTCGAAGTGTCTTAAAGTCTATAGATCCATGGGGAAGAATTATTATGCTACTTATAGACCTTTGGGAATGATATTTGAGACTGATGTTTTCTTCAACTATGTCGAAAACTACTATTATATTTTTCTCGAACAGGGTGGCGTATCTTTAGCTCAAGCTTATACTCTGTATAAAGAATATTGTGATGACGCAACCATAGCTAATAAACTTCCTAAATATAAGTTTAGAGATGAGTTGAAGAATTATTTTAACAATTTTTCTGAGATGAAGAGGCTAGATGGTAAATTAGTTAGGAATTATTATTCTGATTTAAAGATGGAAAAGTTTACCGTTAGCGAAAAAGCCATTCCAGAAGTCAATTCTAGTTGGATAGTTTTGGAAGAAGTACCTTCTATTTTTGAGGAGAACGCAGCCGATTGCCCAGCACAATATGCAGGTGAATCAGGCATCCCTACTGATAAGTGGAAAGACGTCCAAACCACTCTTAAAGATTTGGACACATCAAAAGTTCATTATGTCCAGCTTCCTGGTGATCATATTGTCATAGATTTTGACATTAAAGATGAAGAGGGAAACAAATCTTCTGAGTTAAATTTGGAAGCAGCTACTAAATGGCCTCCTACTTATGTAGAATATAGTAAAAGCCAAGCGGGTCTGCATCTTCATTACATTTACGATGGGGATGTTAGAAAGCTTAGTAATATTTATGCAGAAGGTATAGAAGTTAAGATCTTTAGTGGAGGGGCTTCTTTAAGAAGGAAACTGTCCAAATGCAATAATATACCTATAGCATCTATTTCTACAGGTTTACCACTTAAGAAAGAAAAAACGAAAATGATAAATTTCGAAACCGTTAAAAGTGAAAAAGGACTTAGAGAGCTTATACAAAGAAACTTAAATAAAGAGATTCATCCATATACAAAGCCAAGCATCGACTTTATTTATACTATACTTGAGGAAGCTTATAAATCTGATCTAGCATATGATGTCCGAGATATGCGGAACAAGGTTTTAACATTTGCAATGAGAAGCAGTAACAATGCCGATTATTGTCTTAAATTGGTTAGCAAAATGCATTTCAGTTCAGAAGAGCCGAGTGTTAACCAGAATAATTATTTAGATGATAGAGTTGTCTTTTTCGATGTCGAGGTATTTCCTAATCTATTTCTTGTTTGCTGGAAATACGAAGGCGAAGATAAGAAATGTATTCATATGATTAATCCCCCGCCCCAAGATATTGAAGAGCTATTAAAATTTAAATTAATAGGCTTTAATTGTCGTCGATATGACAATCATATGCTTTATGCAAGATATCTTGGATATAGTAATTCTGAGATATATAAGTTGAGTTCGGATATTATTCTAGACCGTAAAAAAGCATTCTTTAATGAGGCTTATAATATATCTTATGCTGATGTCTATGACTTTTCATCAGTTAAGCAGAGCTTGAAGAAGTTTCAATTGGAGCTGGGCATCCATCATAATGAGTTAGGAATCCCCTTTGACAAGGAAGTATCAGAAGATAAATGGCCAGCAGTTATTGATTATTGCGATAATGATGTTGTTAGTACTGAAGCAGTTTTTAATTATCGTAAACAAGATTTCGTTGCTCGTCAAATTCTTGCTGATCTTAGCGGTTTGACTGTGAATGATACAACTCAAATGCACACTGCAAAAATTATATTTGGCAATGACAAGCATCCTCAAGATAAGTTCGTCTATACAGATCTTAGTGAGATGTTTCCAGGATATACTTATGACTCTGGAAAAAGCTTTTATCAAAGAGAGGAAACTGGAGAAGGAGGGTACGTCTATGCAGAAAGTGGGTTTTACAAGAACGTTGCACTTTTGGATGTGGCATCTATGCACCCGAGCTCTATATCTTTGCTTAATTTATTTGGGGAATATACAGATAAATATCGGGAGCTTATCGACGTCCGTCTTGCTATTAAGCATAAAGACTTCAGCAAAGCAAGAAAAGGTTTTAATGGATTACTTGAAAAGTATCTGAATTCTCCAGAAGATGCTGCTGATTTGGCATATGCATTGAAAATAATTATTAATATTGTTTATGGTTTGACATCTGCTTCTTTCGATAATAGATTTAGGGATCCTCGCAATGTTGATAATATAGTTGCAAAAAGAGGCTCCTTATTTATGATCGATTTAAAGATTGCGGTGCAAGAAGAGGGTTATCAAGTTGTTCATATTAAAACAGATTCTATTAAGATCCCAAACCCAACAAAAGAGATAATTGACTTTGTTATCAATTTTGGAAAAAAATACGGGTATACATTTGAGCATGAAACAACCTATGAGAAATTTCTTCTTGTAAATGATTCTGTCTACATAGCAAAAGATATATCTGGTAAATGGATTGCCGTGGGAGCAGAATTTCAGCATCCATATATTTTCAAAACTCTTTTTAGTAAAGAGCCAATTGAATTTGCTGATCTGTGCGAAGTCAAATCTGTCACAACAGCTCTTTATCTTGATATGGATAGTAATGATGAGAAACCAAATTATATATTCATTGGGAAGAGTGGTTCTTTTGTTCCTGTTAAAACTGGTGGAGGAATTCTATTAAGAGAAAAAGATGGAAAATATCATGCTGTTTCAGGAACTAAAGGATATCGTTGGATGGAATCCGAAACAGTTAGAGCCTTAGGAATGGAGGATAATATCGATCAGGATTATTATAGAGAATTAGCAGATAAGGCTATTGATCATATTAATGAATATGTCAATTTCGAGGAATTCAGACTTTGAAAGGAGAAAAGAAAGTGAAAAAGAATAAAGAAATTACTAGAATTATTAGCATCGAGAATGCAAAAATCGTTTTCCGAAACTTTAGTGGAAAACCAGGAAGATACAATCCAGATGGCTATAGGAACTTCAGTGTTCTTTTAGATGAAGTCATTGCAAGTGAGCTAGAAGCTGATGGATGGAATGTAAGATATTTAACTCCAAAGGATCCAGAAGATGCTCGTCAAGCCTATCTTCAAGTAGCTGTTAAATATACTAATTTTCCTCCAAAAGTTGTGGTTATTTCTGGTACTGGAAAATCTGTTCTAGAAGAAGAGAATATCAGTATTCTAGACTGGGCTGAAATTGAAAATGTAGATTTAATTATTAGGCCATATAATTGGGAAATGAATGAAAAATCCGGAGTTAAGGCCTATCTTAAATCTATTTATGTGACTCTAATTGAAGACGAGTTTGCAAAGAAATATCGTGATGTTCCCGATAGTGCGCGGTCTTCTATAGATGAAGAACCTCCTTTCTAAATATCAGGAAGATGCGGTAGACCAGTTAAAGACCGGCTCCATCTTATGTGGTGGAGTCGGTTCTGGTAAAACTAGAACTGCGATTATGTATTATTATAAAAAAGAATTAGGGAAAGATTTATATATAATAACAACCGCAGCAAAACGTGACACGCTCGATTGGGAACGCGAGTGTGCTATGTTTGGATTATCTAGGGATAAAACAGCAAGCATAAAACATGTTGAAGTTATTGTAGATTCTTGGAATAATATAAAGAAGTATACTGAAGTAGAAAACGCTTTCTTTATATTTGATGAACAAAGAGTAATTGGGTCTGGCTCATGGGTTAAAAGTTTTTTGAAAATAACCAAAAAGAATGCTTGGATTCTATTAAGCGCAACCCCTGGCGATACTTGGCTTGATTATGTACCAGTCTTTATTGCTAATGGGTTTTATAAAAATAGGACAGAGTTTATTCGAAGTCATGTGGTATATAATAATTTTACAAAATTTCCAAAGATAGATCATTATATTGAAACTTCTAAGCTTGAGAAATTGAAAAGATATATTTTAGTAAACATGGATTACATAAAGCCAACTGAAAGTATCTATATAGAAAGTCTATCATCTTTTGATAATGATTTACTGAATCTGGTTTTTAAAAAGAGATGGGATCCATATAAGAAACTTCCAATAAAAGACATTTCTCAATTCTGTTTTGTTTCTAGAAAGGTTGTCAATAGTGATCCCTCTAGACTTTCTATTATAAAGAACATAATAGAAAAACATAGAAAAGTTATTATATTTTACAATTTCAATTATGAATTAGACTTATTAAAGAACGGATTAAAAAACATTAAAAATTTGGACTTCCGAGAATACAATGGTCATGTTCATGATAAGATACCCGATGGAGAATATTGGGCCTATCTTGTTCAATATTTATCTGGGGCTGAGGGATGGAATTGTATTACTACTAATGTTATTATTTTCTATTCTTTAAATTATTCTTATAGAATAATGACACAAGCAGGCGGACGTATTGATAGATTGAATACGCCATACACAAAGCTATATTATTATACTATAACTTCAAATTCATTTATTGATAAAGCTATAAAAGAGGCTTTGAATAATAAAAAGAATTTTAATGAAAAAAAATTCTTAAAAGGAGAGTTCAATGAAGATAAAGTATGAAGGAGTTTTTACAGAAGCTGATAAGCTTAATATCGATTTGGCTTTTATAAATATAAAAGCTAAATTATTACTTTATATAGATTGTCCTGATATTTTAGAAAAGCTATTTTCAGGAATTATATTAGAGGGGAAAGAAGAATTAGCTGGTCCTTATTATGGTTATACTAATAAATTCGATCCAAAAAGGATTCAGCTTCAGACCGGATGTGTCGATCAACTTCTAATGTACCATGAGCTGATGCATTTTATTTGTCTTAATACTCCTAAAGAATTGAACCCAGCAGAAATTCTATCTCATAGTGTTATTAGAACTATAAATGGAAAGCCTGTGACATCTGGTAATTGTCGCAATATGGGTTACAAAGTTACTAAATATACTGGATATATTTCTATCAATTATCCAGACCATCAACATCCAGAACATACAAAGGATGGTAGTGGAAAGGATCCGACAGAAGATGTTTGCGATATGTTTACTTCTTTAATAGCAGCGAACATAGCAGATAATGATGCTGGTTTCGCTCTCAAAGAGTGGATGATATTTCGTATAAAAGACATAGTCGCGCTCTAAACATATGCTATAATGGAGAGGAGAATGACTAAAAGGTCATCTTCTTTCTTTTTTGAAAGGAATCGGATGTCAAGAGAATCAATCATTCAACACAGAGTAATAAAAGAATTGGAAAGAAAATATCCTGGTGCTGTTGTAATAAAAACCGACCCGAACTACATTCAGGGATTCCCAGATTTAATTTTTTTTGAAAAATATTTCTGGGCAGCATTAGAAGTTAAAAGATCGATCAATGCACCAAGACAGCCGAATCAAAAATATTGGGTTGATTATTTAGATGATATGTCTTTTGCAAGTTTTGTATATCCTGAAAATATGAAAGAGGTGTTGGATGGAATTCAACAAGCATTCATCGCTAATAGGCCAGCACGCTTTTCTTAGTGGTTCCAAATATCATTGGATCAACTATTCAGAAATAAAGTTAAGTAGTGTCTATACTAAATTTTTAGCTGTTCAAAAAGGAACAGAGTTACACGATTTTGCAAAAAGGTCTATTGAATTAGGAATAAAGTTACCCAAAAGCAAAAAGTCTCTTAACCAGTACGTCAATGACGCTATTGGTTTTAGGATGTTCCCTGAACAAGTTCTATATTATAGTGACAATGCTTATGGAACAGCAGACGCAATTTCTTTTAAAAAGAATTTGCTACGTATTCACGATCTCAAAACAGGTGTAACTCCTGTTACTCCTCATCAGCTAGAAGTCTACGCCGCTTTATTTTGTTTAGAATATAATTATAGTCCTAAGTCTATAGAAATGGAATTAAGAATTTATCAATTTGATGAAATCTTAGTTCATATTCCAGAAGATGACTTTATTGAATATATCATGGACAAAATTATTTCCTTTGACAAAATAATTGAAAATATAAAAGTAAAGGAAGAGCTATGGATGAGATAAAGCATTATGGCATTCCTAGAAGATCTGGCCGCTATCCATGGGGTAGCGGTAAAGATCCTTATCAAGATAATAAAAGTTTTCTTGGATATGTTGGTGATTTAAGAAAACAAGGATTAAATGATACGGAGATAGCAAAAGGTCTTGGCATATCAAGAAATCAATTACAAGCTAGACGTTCTATAGCATTAGCAGAGAATAGAGAAGCTGATGTAACTCTTGCTTTAAGATTAAAAGAAAAAGGATATTCAACATCAGCCATTGCTAAAAGAATGGGAAAGAATGAGTCTTCTGTAAGATCTTTGTTAGATCCTGCTTTGCGAGAAAAAGCCAATCAAACAGCCACCACATCAATGGTTTTGAAAGATGCTGTAGATAATAAAAAGCTTATAGATATCGGAGCAGGAGTAGAACAACACCTTGGCGTGTCTAGAACTAAATTGAATACTGCTGTTTCTATGTTAGAAGAACAAGGATATACAACTCATTACATTCAAGTTGAACAAGTCGGAACAGGAAAATATACCACCATTAAAGTTCTGGCTCCTCCTGGAACTCCATATTCAGAAGTTTATAAGAATAGAGATCAAATAAGCTTAACGAATAATTTTTCTGAAGATGGTGGTAAAACATTTAAAGAAATTCTGCCTCCTAAAAGTATTAATAGTGAAAGAGTAATGATACGTTATAAAGAAGATGGAGGTTCGGATAAAGATGGTGTATTAGAATTGCGAAGGAATGTAGATGATATTTCCTTAGGCGAAGCGAAATATGCTCAAGTTAGAGTGGCTGTTGACGGAAAATATTATATGAAAGGCATGGCTATGTATAATGATAACATGCCAAAAGGTGTTGATATAGTATATAACGTTAATAAACCAAAAGGCACCCCTCCAGAAAAAGTATTTAAAACAATGGAAGATGATCCTTCTAATCCATTTGGTAGTACAATAAGACAAAAATACTATATTGGAAAAGATGGCAAAGAACATTTATCAGTTTTGAATATGGTTGGTTATAAAGAAGGTGGTGGAGAAGAAGGATCTTGGGATACATGGTCACGAAACTTATCTTCTCAGATTCTCTCAAAACAGACTCCAGCCTTAGCGAAAAAACAATTAGGATTAGTACTAAAATTAAAAGAAGAAGAATATGATGAGATTATGTCTCTTACTAATCCTGCCGTTCGAAAAGCATTATTAGAACCTTATGCTGATAGTGCTGATTCAGCTGCTGTTCATTTGAAAGCGGCTGCAATGCCACGTCAAAGCACACATGTTATTCTTCCTATAACTTCTTTAAAAGAAGGGGAAGTTTATGCACCAAATTATAAAGATGGAGAAAATGTTGTATTACTTCGTCACCCGCATGGTGGAATATTTGAAATTCCAGAAGTAAAAGTAAACAATAGAAACCAAGAAGCTAAAAGTTTAATCGGAAATGCAAAAGATGCAATTGGAATTCACCCAAAGGTCGCTCAACGTTTATCTGGAGCAGACTTTGACGGTGACACCGTGATTGTTATTCCAAATAAAAATCGTGATATAAAAACTGCTCCATCTTTAAAGGCTTTAAAGGACTTTGATCCAAAAACGACTTATCCTGCACACGAAGGAATGAAAAGGATAAGCGTTGGCCAGAAGAATTTAAAAATGGGTGATGTAAGTAACCTTATTACAGATATGACTATCAAAGGGGCTAACTTTGATGAAATTGCTAGAGCTGTAAGACATTCTATGGTCGTGATCGACAGCGAAAAGCATAATTTAAATTGGAAGCAGTCTTATCTTGATAATAATATTGGGGATCTGAAAAAGAAATATCAAGGATCTCCAACTGCTGGCGCATCAACTTTGATATCTAAATCAGGTTCTGATATTAGGGTTCCCCTCAGAAAAGAAGGTCGTTTTATAACGGACCCTAAAACAGGGAAAACTAAAAGAGTCTATATAGATCCAAAGAGTGGTAAAAGGCTTTATGAAGAAACTGGCGAAACCTATATAGATAAGAATGGTAATGTTGTTAAGAGAACTACTAAGAGTAAGAAATCAGCTGAGATAGATGATCTACATAAACTTTCATCTGGCACGGCTATAGAGACAGTGTATGCAGATCATGGCAATGCTTTAAAGAACTTAGCTAATAAGGCTCGTCTTTCCTATTTAAATACCCCAGCTATAAAGTATTCACGCACAGCAAAGGAAACTTATAGGAAAGAAGTAGAAGTACTTAATAATAAGCTAGCCCTTGCGATCAGAAACAAACCCCTTGAAAGACAAAGTCAGCTCTTAGCTAATAAGATAGTGGCAGCTAAGAGGAAAGCTAACCCGGATCTAACACCAGATGATCTTAAGAAGATTAAAGGTCAAGCATTAGAAACAGCACGTGCTAGATTCCAAGCTAAGAAGACTATAATAGACATTACAGATAGGGAGTGGCAAGCTATACAAGCCGGTGCTATTAGTAATAATACCCTATCACAAATACTAAAGAACTCCGACCTAAAAGCTCTTAAGCAAAGAGCTATGCCAAACTATAAAAGAGGTTTGTCTCCTGCAAGAATTAGTAGAGCTAAAGCTTTATTAGCAAATGGCTACACTCCAGCAGAAGTAAGTGATGCCTTAGGGATTTCAGTATCCTCCCTATATAATGCTATAGAATAAGAGGTGTGTAGCTATGTTTAATAATATAGAAGATGATGAAGATAGTAATCTTAGTAGTACTAATAGTAATGGTGATCTAATGCTATCAACATTAGATAATCCTTACTCACCGTTTACACAATTCAGTGAGTGGTATGAGTTTGATACCGCACACAATTACAATTCATTAAACTATTTAGCAAGAATTGTAAAAGATTCACATGAATTGTCTGAAGTTGATCAGTTACTGGCCCTTGAAATGGGAATAGATGAAATAATTGAATTAAATATATTAGGCATCTATGTAAAAGTAACCCCATCAACTTTTAAAGATCGATCAAAAGAAATTAATATATCTACCTGACTATTTATTCTTATAGGAGGGGGGGGTCTCGCATAATATACCCCCCCTCTGCATCGCGTGGCTCCCAAAAAATTCTCCGGGGGGTTATATTCTGAGAACAATCCTAGAAAGGAGATTAAAAATTTATGCCTATTGTTTCATTAGATACTTTAAAAGGTTACTTTGATGACGGGGATGTTCCAAATGGGGCAGAATATGTAGATTTAATAGATACTCTTTCTATAAATTCTGGCACTGCTATTAGCGAATTTTTAAGTTTAATAGGTTTAAGAGGTTTTTGGCCGATGGGTCCAATGAATGAAACTCCATTGACTTTGGATATCTCGTCGAATTCTAGAAACCTAACTAAAGCAGGAGCAGGTGCTAGTGTATCTTATGATGACAATGTTGCAAAGTTTATTCCTTATAGTAATTTTTATGCTAGCCAATTTTTATATAGAAATGATGAAGCCGGTTTAGATATTACTGGAACTGAAACTTCGGTTCATTCTAGTATGAGAGGATTAACTATAGGATGCTGGGTTAGAATTCCTTCAACTGCTCCTGCTGCTGATACCGGCATCATTGGCAAATATTATACTACTGGAAATCAAAAATCCTATTTATTATATAGAAGGTACAGTACTAATAAATATAATTTTGTAATTTCTAACGATGGAACTACTGGAGTCCAAATCGAATCAAGTCTTACTCTTTCTGAAACAGGTGGTTGGTCTTTTATTGTCGGGAAATTTGACCCAATAACTGAAGTATCAATTTTTCATAATGGATATTGGTATAAAAATACTACGAGTATTCCTTCGAGTATTTTTGTTTCGACTGCGAGATTAGAAATTGGTTCTTTTAATAACGGTTTAACTAGTACTACTTGGACTCATAATGGAGCGCTTTATTTTTTAACAGCCTCTGCTCTAACAAGTCTTCAAATAGAGCATCTTTATGCAATAACTAAACCAATGTTTATGTTTTAATTAAATGATTTCCAAGTACTTTTCTAAGAGATACCAATACTATAAAAATTATGGTTTATTCCATTTCTCCTTTCAAGAGCCTTTATCGGTATTCAAAAAGTATTGGTATCTCTAAGAAAAGTACTTGGAAACTTAAAAGAAAAGGAGAAAAAACTATGTTAGAAGTTGGTTTCTTTATTTGGAAACTATCATCGATGCCATCAGATCCTATGGATTTGGTTGCAATTTGCAAGAAGTATAAGATCAAAAGAGTCGCTATCAAGGTTGCAGAGTATCTTTACAACTATAATGCACTAAACGGAGACAAACCTTTGATGGATTACATTGATGTTTTAAGGGAGAATGACGTTTATAATGTAATTGTCGAAGGTTGGGGCTATCACTATCCTGATAAGCCAGGCCCTCAAGGCGAAAAAATAGAAGAAAGACGTCAGAAGCTTAAGTTAGATACTTACCATGTCAATTGTGAAGGTGAATGGAAACAGCCATGGGGTATGCCAGCAGCAATGAAGACCTTACTCGACAAACCAAAGGTGAATGGTTTTGAAATCCTTGGATGTACTTACAGGTATCCAAGTAAACACGCTCCTTTTCCTTTTGATGCAATGATGAATCATCAAACTACTGATGGAGCATCTCCTCAGGTTTATTGGGCACTATCTCATGATCCAGTTGATCAGATTGAAAAGTGTTTAGGGGAGTATTCAAAATGGGGTAAGCCAGTTTATCCTCTTATCTCTACTTTTGGTGCTAGTTTTAGTGTCGATGGTAAACCAGTTTATTGGGAGCCATCCATCAAAGAGATTGAAGATGGTCGTGCATATTGTGAACTCTTAAATGTTGGTAGAATGTATGCTTGGTCACTAGATTGGACTCTTGCTCGTAAACGTTTCGACATGATTGAAGCTGCTACTGGTTACTCTGATGACACTCCTCCTGTGCAACCTCCTCCAGAGAAAGATTATTTCACTATTGTTAATTGCAAGTATTTGAATGGACGATCTGAGATTAAGATTGATCCTAATAACATTCTTGTTACTGTGAAAGCAGGTTTGGAAGTTAAGAATCTTAAAACTCAGAACGGACAGTGGCAATTTGTTGGACTTGATAAAATCAAATGCTGGATGCATGGTGACTACTTAGATTAGTAAGGAGGAACTGTCAAAATGGGTGCGCCAAAGAAAGCTACTAGAAAGTCTAATCGGCGAGGTGCTCCAGCTACATCTGTAGAAGCAAGAGAGAATCAACTAATTTCTCTAGCTGTCGATTTGGCGTCAAAGCAACTTTCTGAAGGAACAGCATCGGCACAAGTCATAACCCATTATTTGAGACTTGGAACAACTAGAGAGCGCTTAGAGAAAGAAAAGTTAACCCAAGAAAATAAGCTATTAGAAGCTCGAACTAAAGCTCTTCAATCAGCAGAAAAGGTTGAAGAGCTTTATGCTAATGCTTTGGCTGCTATGCGTTCTTATAGTGGATCGGAGGAGAATGAAATTGATGACTCCAATGATTAGGTCCTATAGAGAGTTGAGAAGGTTGCATACATTTAAAGAACGTTATGATTATTTGCGATTGAAAAGTTCTATAGGTGTTGCAACTTTTGGTTTCGATCGATATCTGAATCAGAGTCTATACAGATCTCAAGAATGGAAACAAATTAGAGATCGTGTTATAGTTAGAGATGAAGCTTCCGACCTTGGTATAGCTGGATACGATATTTTTAGTCATATAGTTATCCATCATATGAATCCTTTAAAGCCAGAAGACATTGAAGATGCTACAGACATAGTTTTCGATATGGATTATCTTATTTGTACAAGTCATAGGACTCATATGGCTATTCATTATGGCGATGAGTCTTTACTATATAAACCATTAGTAGAACGTCGCCCTGGCGATACAGTTCCATGGCGATAAAGGAGTTTTTATGGATAGTATATTACTAACTATAAAGAAAATGCTTGGAATTGAAACAGATTACGACGGCTTTGACGTTGATATTATTGTTGGGATTAATTCTGCATTTATGTCACTTAATCAACTTGGAGTTGGGCCAGAAATTGGTTATGGTATTACCACTATTGATGATGAATGGGCTGATTTTTTAGTAGCAGATACAAATTTAGAAGGTGTAAAGAGTTATGTTTATCTTAAAACTCGTCTCTTATTCGATCCACCATCTAATTCATTTTTAGTAGATGCTATAACAAAACAGATTACTGAGCTAGAATGGCGTCTCAATGTTCAAGCTGATACAGTTGCAGAATAAGGAGATTCTATGAATGAATTTTTAAAGCATTATGGCGTTTTAGGGATGCGCTGGGGCAAAAGAAAAGCTAGGAGCGTTTCTTCTGATCATTCTAGAGCAAGATCGTTAAAGAAAAAGCATATTAGCGAGCTTTCGGATGACGAGTTAACAACCTTAAATAAACGTTTGAATTTAGAGAAAAATTATAGTTCTTTAAATCCTTCTAGAGTTACAAAAGGTAAAAACGCGGTAACTGGAGTAATGAAAGGGGTTGGTGCTGTTACTGGATTCGCTGCTTCTCTAGGAACTCTAATAGCACTAGGACAAAAAATAGTTAAGGCAAAAGGATAACTATGAATGATAATGTTTTAACTCATTACGGTGTTTTAGGAATGCGTTGGGGACGATCTAGAAGGCAACAAAGTATTGACTCTGGAAAAACTTTTAGATCAAAAAGACAAAAAAATATTGACTCTGGAAAAACTTTTAGATCTGCTCATCAGAAAAATATTGACTCTAGAAAAACCAGCATTGCGAAAGGTGCCGACGGAAGAAAAGTTAATAAATTATTAGGTAAGAGAAATCGTGAAAAAGTAAAAAAGCTTCTTTATAATAAAAATTGGAAAAAGGATATGGCTAATGATCCATTGATTAAATCTGGTAAAAATTTTATAAAGTCAAGGATCAAGAAGTTCGAAGCTAAACAATTTAAGGAAGCAACAGCCGATATTCAAAGATTAAAAAGTCAAGGTAAAATTAAAGAGGCAAAAGGTCTTCAAGAAGAGTTAGATTATTTATATGGTTAAAGGTTTATATTCTTAACTTAATTAAATTGAAAAAGGAGATTCACAATGACAGCAAGAACTGCAGCACAATATTTGGCACTGGCAGAAACTACCATAAAGAATTCTGCAAGGGGTAGATGGAAACTAACACTTCGTCGAGCTGTTCAATATACTCAGCATGAGAACGAAGGCGAAGAGCTTTTGGCACAGGCTGTAGCAACAGCTTTGGAAGCTGTTTACGACGAAGGTGTTGTAGACGGCGGGACTTAATTAAGCTAAATAATTATGACATTATCTAATAAAGCCACTCCAATATATTATGGCGAATTTCGTGATAAAGTCATTAGAGGTGAGATCCCTGTGTGTCGGGAAATTTCACTTGAGATGAACAGGATTGATAAATTAATAGAGAATCCTGGGATCTATTACGATGACGAAGCCATAGAAGGCTTTGTTAGATTCTGTGAAAACGAGCTCACACTAACTGACGGATCCGATTTGCATCTTCTTGATTCTTTCAAACTTTGGGCAGAACAAATATTTGGTTGGTATTATTTTATTGAAAGAAGTGTCTATGTTCCTTTGCCAAATAATAAAGGTGGACGTTATGTTCGTAAAAGAATTAAGAAGCGATTAGTTAATAAGCAGTATCTTATTGTTGCTCGAGGTGCCGCGAAGTCTATGTACGCTTCCTGCATTCAGAATTACTTTCTGAATGTAGAGACTGCTACGACTCATCAGATTACAACGGCTCCTACGATGAAGCAAGCTGAAGAAGTAATGTCGCCAATGAGGACAGCTATTATACGTTCTAGAGGACCTCTATTCAAGTTTCTCACAGAAGGTTCTCTTCAGAATACTACTGGCTCTAGAGCAAATAGAGTTAAGTTAGCCTCGACCAAAAAGGGAGTTGAGAATTTTCTTACTGGTTCTATAGTTGAGATTAGACCTATGTCCATTGACAAGCTACAAGGACTTCGTCCGATGGTATCGACGATTGACGAGTGGTTGTCAGGAGACATTCGTGAGGATGTTGTAGGTGCAATTGAGCAAGGCGCATCCAAGATGGATGACTATCTTATAGTTGCTATGAGCTCAGAGGGAACCATACGCAATTCTTCAGGGGATACAATCAAAATGGAACTTATGGACATTCTTAAGGGAAAGTATTTGAATCCTCATGTTTCAATTTGGTATTATCGCCTTGACGAGTTGAAAGAAGTAGCAGATCCTTCTCTATGGTTGAAAGCAAATCCGAATCTTGGACGAACTGTTACTTACGAAACCTATCAATTAGATGTTGAACGAGCCGAACAAGTTCCAGCAGCAAGGAACGACATCTTAGCAAAAAGGTTTGGTATTCCTATGGAGGGTTATACTTATTTCTTCACCTACGAAGAAACCCTTCCGCATAGACGTAGAGATTTTTGGCAACTTCCATGTGCTCTTGGAGCAGATCTTTCACAAGGTGATGATTTCTGCGCCTTTACATTTTTATTCCCACTTTCAGATAATTCGTTTGGAGTTAAAACTAGATGCTATATATCTTCGTTGACTCTTAAGAAATTACCTGGAGCTATGAGACAGAAGTATGAACAGTTTCTAGATGAGACCAGTTTACAAGTATTAGAAGCTCCAGTTCTTGACATGATGGAGGTATATGAAGATTTAGACAATTTCATAATAGAATTAGGTTATGATGTTCGTTGTTTAGGTTTTGACCCATACAATGCTAAAGAATTTGTTGAGCGATGGGAAAAAGAGAATGGCCCATTTGGTATTGAGAAAGTCATCCAAGGATCTAAAACTGAATCGGTTCCTCTTGGGGAATTGAAGACGTTAGCTGAGGAACGAATGCTCATCTTTGACCAAGAACTTATGAGTTTTGCCATGGGTAATGCGATTACCATTGAAGATACTAATGGGAATCGTAAACTCTTGAAAAAGCGCTATGAGCAAAAGATCGATCCTGTCGCAGCAATGATGGATGCCTACGTAGCATTTAAAGCTAATAAAGAAGCTTTTGAATAGATTTTATAAGAAGGAGGCGATGCATAGTGCCAGATTCAATACTTACTAGATTAAGATCAGCATGGAACATTTTTCGATATGGCGAAAGTTATTTCGAACCTTATGTGAATTATGGTACTGGTTATAGCATAAGGCCTGATAGATTAAGGATGTATCTTGGAACAGAAAGATCTATCATTTCATCTATCTATACACGTATAGGAATAGATGTAGCAGCAATACCTATTAACCATGTACGTTTGGATCAAAATGGAAGATTTCTTGAGATTATTCAATCTGGACTAAACAATTGCCTTTCGTTGGAAGCCAATATTGATCAGACCGGTCGTGCTTTTATTCAAGATGTAGTAATGAGTATGTGCGATGAAGGAGTCGTAGCTATTGTTCCTGTCGATACGACGCTCAATCCGACGACATCTAGCGCATATGATATCCTAACTATGCGAACGGCGAAAGTTGTTCAGTGGTTTCCAGAACATGTTCGTGTTAATGTCTATAATCAGGCAACAGGTCAAAAGGAAGATTTAACACTTTCGAAAACCATGGTTGCAATTCTTGAGAATCCGCTTTATGCAGTAATGAACGAGCCCAATTCAACTTTGAAAAGACTAATTGATAAGTTGAATTTGTTGGACGCAATAGATAATCAAAGTGGCTCCGGTCGATTGGATGTAATTATTCAATTACCTTATGTTATTAAGTCTGAAGCAAAAAGAGAACAAGCAGAGAAGAGACGGCAAGAACTAGAAGATCAATTGAAAGATTCTAAGTATGGTATAGCCTATGCCGATGGAACTGAAAGAATTACACAGCTGAATCGGCCAGTCGAAAACAGCCTGATGGGACAGATTGAGTTCTTAACGAGTATGCTTTACAGCCAGTTGGGTCTAACTCGAGAAATCTTTGAGGGTACTGCTGATGAAAAGGCTATGCTAAATTACTACAATCGTACTATTGAGCCTATCTTGTCTACTATAACTGATGGGATGAAGAGAGTTTTCTTAACGAAAACTGCTAGGTCTCAAGGTCAATCTATCTTAGCCACTAGAGATCCGTTTAGATTAGTTCCAGTTGAACAACTCGCAGAGATCGCAGACAAATTTACTAGGAACGAAATTGTTACCGGTAATGAGATGCGTGGGATCATTGGCTTCAAGCCAAGTTCTGATCCGACAGCTGATGAATTAAGAAACAAAAATCTAAACGAAGCTGAGCCAAAGGTTGAAGATAAGAAAGTCCCAATAAACAATCAAAATGGAAGGAGTAAGTCAAATAATGTTAAAGAATAACTACGACTTTGGTGGTTACGTAACAAAATACGGTGTCAAATGCACTGATGGTAGAACCATTCTTAAAGACGCATTTAAAGACAATCACGAAAAGGTTGTCCCATTGGTCTGGCAGCATCAGCATAATGATCCAAGTAACGTTCTTGGACACGCTTTGCTTGAAAGTCGAGAGGATGGTGTCTATGCGCATTGCAAGTTCAATAATAGTGAAGCTGGTAGCAATGCTAAACTTCTTGTTGCTCATGGTGATGTCACAGCTTTGTCTATTTATGCTAATAACCTCGTTGAAAAATCTAAGAATGTTATCCATGGTTTTATCCGCGAAACAAGTCTTGTTTTAGCTGGTGCTAATCCTGGAGCGCTGATTGATAATATTGCAATCGCTCATTCCGATGGCTCTATTACAGAGCTTGACGACGAGGCAATTATTTTTACTGGTTTGAACATCGATCAAGAAACCGAAGAGATTGAAGAAGTTAAAGAAGTTAAGCATGCTGACGGTGGCGATGACGATAAAACTATTCAGGATGTTTTTAACACTCTCTCCGAGGAACAAAAAACTGCTGTTTATGCTATTGTAGGCGCTCTGCTTGAGGATGAAGGAGAAGAAGAAGTAGAGCAATCAAATATTCAAGATGAAGGAGATTCCAATATTATGAAAAAGAACGTTTTTGATGCTTCTGTTGTTAAAAATGATGATCGTCCTCAGTTGACTCATGCGCAGTTTGCTGAAATTCTTGAGGACGCAAAGAAAATGGGTTCATTCCGAGCTTCTTTCTTGGCCCATGCAGGAACTTACGGTATCGATAATATAGATTACCTCTTTCCCGATGCGCAGGCTGTAACTTCTGAGCCGACCCTCATTAAGCGTGATATGGAATGGGTGGCTGGTGTTATCAATGGCTCTCGTCATACTCCATTTTCTCGTATTAAGTCTTTGCATGCTGATATTACTGTTGAAACCGCTCGTGCTCTTGGCTATGTGACTGGAGCACTTAAGAAAGAGGAAGTGTTTGGTCTTCTGCGTCGAATTACTACTCCAACAACCATCTATAAGAAACAGAAGCTCGATCGTGATGATATTATCGATATCACCGATTTAGATGTTGTATCCTGGCTGAAGCGTGAGATGCGGCTGATGCTGGACGAGGAAATTGCTCGTGCTGTTTTGTTTGGTGATGGTCGTGATCCAGTTACTGAAGCAGATGATAAGATTGACGAAACATCCATCCGCCCAATTTGGAAAGATGCAAATATGTATTCGCATCATGTTTTCTTAGCGAATACTGTAACAGATGAAGAAGCTATCGATGAAGTTGTTCGAGCTCGAATTGCATATCGTGGTTCTGGATCTCCCACAATGTTTGTTGGTCCTACGATTTTAACCGAATGGCTTCTTTTAAAGGACGCAGACGAGCATCGTCTTTATTCTACGATGTCTGAACTTGCTGCTGCAATGCGTGTTTCTAGTATTGTAGAAGTTCCTCTGATGGATGGTCTTGAGCGTGATATTGACCCGCTGTTTCCTGATGGTGGTGGAACTCCGGCTGGTCATGATTTGCTTGCTATCATTGTCAACATGCGCGATTACACTATGGGCGCTGACAAAGGTGGTCAGGTGTCGTTCTTCGACGACTTCGATATCGATTACAACCAGTATAAGTATTTACTGGAAGGTCGGATGTCGGGAGCGTTGGTTCTGCCTAAGTCTGCACTCGTGATCGAGCGCGATCAGGCCTAATAGGAGTTTATCATGGCAAAGTTTCAGGGAAAAATAGGTTTCGTTAATAGCCAAGAAACTGCGCCAGGTGTGCATTCTGAGGTTATTACAGAAAGAAACTATAAAGGTGATATTTTACGTAATAGCCAAAGTTGGGAACGAGGAGAATATTTAAACGATAATATTGATATTTCTAATCGTTTAAGTATTGTTGCTGATCAGTTTGCTTATGATAATCTTTCATATATGCGTTATATTTTCTGGATGAACGCCAAGTGGAAGATAAAATCTATCGATATTCAGAGACCTCGTTTAATCTTGACTGTTGGAGGGGTGTATAATGGGTGATAGATTAGATCTTCATACTATTCTTGGAGATATACCTGGTGTTTCTGCCGTATATTTTCAACCCCCTTCAACAGTAAGTATGGTTTATCCATGTATTGTCTATCAAAGAAGTCTTATAAGAATTAGACATGCTAATAATAATCCATATTCTCATAAAAAGCAATATACTGTAACGGTGATAGATAAAAATCCCGATACAGTTATTCCAGATTATGTTGGATTATTAGAAAGTGCAAGCTTTGATAGGCGTTATGTTGTTGATAATTTATATCATGATGTCTTTACTATATATTTTTAAAGGAGTATATATACAATGACTGCATTAGTTTGGGATGATGCTGGAAATCGTTTTTATGAAACTGGTATTGATCATGGTGTCCTATATCCCATCGACACCAATGGGGCATATCCACTCGGTGTTGCTTGGAACGGACTTGTTAGTGTTACTGAGTCTCCAAGTGGTGCTGAACCTACTGCCCTATATGCTGATAATATTAAGTATTTGACTCTTCTGTCAGCAGAAGAACTCGGACTTACTATTGAGGCATACACCTATCCTCCAGAATTTGAAGAATGTGACGGAAGTGAAGCTGCCGTTCTTGGTACTTATTTGTCTCAGCAAAGCCGTAAACAATTTGGTTTGTGCTTTCGGACCAAAGTAGGTAATGATGTTGATGGAGAAGACCATGGATATAAATTGCATCTTGTTTATGGTTGTTTGGCTTCTCCTTCTGAGAAAGCTTATCAGTCCATTAACGAATCACCAGAGGCAATTACTTTTAGCTGGGAAGTTAGTACAACGCCTCCATCCATTACTGGTGGCTATAAGCCAACTTCGTTGATCATCATTGATTCTAGGACAGCAGATGCTGCTAAACTTACAGCGTTGGAAGTGATTCTTTACGGCGCAACTGCTGTAGATCCTGAACTTCCTCTGCCTAACGAAGTCATCACCTTGATGACTCCTGCGTAAGTTTTATATTTATTAGAGCCCTGACATTTGTTGGGGCTCTTTTTTTGTTTTAAGGAGATGCAAGATGGGACTTATTGAACTATTGATTATTTTTTTAGTTGTAGCGTTTGTATTCTATATCCTTACCAAGTATGTTGTTCCCGCCCTTCCTCGTCCTTGGGGAGTGGTCATTTTGGTTATCACAGCAATTGTTGTAGTTTTATTTTTGCTTGATAAAATCGGTATGTTAGCCCTATAAAGGAGAATTGAAATGGCAGATTATTTGCATAATGATGTGTATGATACAGGACTTTCTCAACTAACTACTATTGTTGAGAATCTTTATATTTGTTCTCAACAGCCAGCGACTTTTGCAGAAGCAAGTGCGACATATAAACTAGGAACGAAGGCTACTCCAACTATCACTGGTCCCACTGACAAAGCTGGTGGTGGTCGTGAGGTTACTGTTAGTGCAATCAGTGATGGTGCAGTTCAGGCAACTGGTACTGCTAGTCATTTTGCATTGTGCGATAATAGCGCATCTAAATTATTGGCAGCAGGAGATCTAGCAGCTACTCAGGCTGTGACGAATGGGAATCCTTTTACCTTGACGAGCTTCAAGATCGGTATTCCTGCTCCTACTACTTAGGAGTAAATCATGGCTCAATATGCTAGACCTGATAGTGACATCGAACGTACTGGTATTGGAGGAGGTACTTATGCGTCTATAGATGAAGTCACAGCTAGTGATACTGACTTTGTTTATGGTAATGAAAATGCTACTGTTCTTTATAGAACTGGTTTATCAGATGTCGAACTACCGACTACCAAAACTGGTCATACATTTCGCTATCGTCTAGTAAAATTGAATAATACAACACCAGATGGTGCTGGGAATGCAGTTTATGGTACAGTTTCTTTATATCAAAATACCACTTTGATTAAAAGTGATACTCAAAAAACTTGTACTGGAACTTGGACTGCATATAGTTTGACTTTATCTGAATCAGAAGCCAATACTATAACAGATCCTACTAATCTCATAATGAGATTAGATTCCCCACCATCTGGTGGTAGTGCTTCAACTAGAAGAGCTATTGGTATAAGTTGGTTCGAATTTGAGTTACCAGATGCGCCAGTACATGATGATCTTACTGGTGAAGATATCGTAACACCAGCAGCAGTTCTTGGCAGTCCTACTTTAGCCCAAACACATGTTATATCTAGCGAAGATATTGTTACACCTGCGGCAGTTCTTGATGCACCAACCATAGGACAAACACATGTTATATCTAGCGAAGATATTGTAACACCAGTAGCAGTTCTCAATGCGCCAACTCTTACAAGTTCTGGGTCTGATGCATTAACAGCAGAAGACATCTATACTGAGAATGCAGTATTAGAAGCAGCAACGATAGCTCAAACACATGTTATATCTTCTGAGGATATCTATACTGAGGCTGCAGTATTAGAAACACCAACATTAACTCAAACACATGTTATATCTTCTGAGGATATTGTTACATCTCCTGCGGTTTTGGATGCACCAACACTTTCATCTCAAGGTGGTGGTACTCCTCCATCTCAGTCTGGAACTCGCGGTCTTATATCGTCGGCTCTGAATAGTGGTTCTCAATCAATAACGGTTCCTACTGATACAGATTGTGTTTTACTTGTATGCGCCTGGTGGGAGAATATTCAAGATGCTAATTTTGATACCTTAACACTTGGAGGAAATTCATTTACACTTGTTCGTGTGATTGATAGTTATGAGACTAGCGGAAATCATGGTTGGATAGGAGTTTGGCGTCTTGACAATCCTACTGCTGGTTCTCAGACATTTGCTTGGGATTATACGACTACAGAAACTCCAGATGAGGGTTTTAACTTTGCCTTTTTATGGTTAAAAGATGTTGATACGAGCAGTGATCCGATCCGCGATGTTGATGTCGCAATGGCAACAAGTGCTGGTGGTTTGCAAACATTAACTAGTGGGTCTTTTTCTTCTGATACAAATGATCTTTGTCTTGTATTTGGTTACAGTTACCAAACTGGTAATGGAAATCCAGCTCCATCTGGTGCTGGACAAACTGAAATATCTAGTGATTATGCTTTGCAATGCGAAGTATGTATTGGTTATAAAGCTGGAGTATCTGGTACTACAACAATGCAGTTTTATGGTAACTATCCTGCAACTATAGCTTTATCAATTAAAGGTGTAGGTGGTGTAAGTGGCGATGATTTAACTGCTGAGGATATTATAACATCTGCAGCAGTTCTCGATACTCCAACAATAGCTCAGACACACGTTATATCTTCAGAGGATATTCTAACATCCACTGCGGTTTTGGAAGCCCCAACACTTAGTAGTGGGACTACATATGACTTAACTGGTGAGGATATTCTAACACCTCCGGCAGTTCTTGAGGGTCCTACGATAGGTCAAAGTCATATTCTAACTTCTGAAGAGATAGTTACTGAGAATTCTGTACTTGGAACTCCTTCTATTGCTCAGACTCATGCTTTATCGTCAGAAGATATTAATACTGAGAGTGTAGTAGTTGGAACTCCTTCTTTAAGTCAAACACATGCTTTATCATCAGAAGATATAAGTAGCGAGAGTACTATACTTGGAACTCCTTCTATTGCTCAGACTCATGCTTTATCATCAGAAGATATAAGTAGCGAGAGTACTATACTTGGAACTCCTTCTATTGCTCAGACTCATGCTTTATCATCAGAAGATATTAATACTGAGAACGCGGTATTAGAAGCACCGAACTTATATACTGGTCTTACTCATGATTTAACCTCAGAAGATATTTATACTGAGAACGCTGTACTTGGAAGTCCTTCCATTTCTCAGACTCATGTATTATCTTCCGAGGATATTAATACTGGGAATGCTGTACTTGGAAATCCTGCATTAGCCCAAACTCATATTTTTGTTTCTGAGGATATTAGTACTGAGAGTGTAGTAGTTGGAAGTCCTTCTTTAAATCAAACACATGCTTTATCATCAGAAGATATTAATACTGAGAGTGTAGTAGTTGGAAGTCCTTCTTTAACTCAGACACATGCTTTAACTTCAGAAGAGATAGTTACGGAACCTGCTATTTTCACAGAACCAGTATTAAGTAGTGGACTTATACATGAGTTAGAAGCAGAAGATATTACTACTCAGTCTGCTATACTTGCTACTCCTTCCTTAGGACAAACATACCAAATAGAGTCAGAAGATATTAGTACTGAAGCTGTTATATTTGGTAGTCCATCCATTGGACAGAGACATGCTCTATCAGCTGTAAGTATTAATACTGAACCTGTCATATTTAGTAGTCCGACTTTAAGTCAAACTCATATTCTTAGTTCAGAAGATATTAGTACTCAACCTATTGCAATTGGTAATCCTTCTATAGGTCAAAGTCATATATTATCATCTGAAGATATTTTCACTCAACCTATTCTAATTGGCACTCCAATTTTAGTAAGTGAATTAACTCATGATCTTGTAGCAGAGGATATTTCTACTCAATCTGTTATATTTGATAGTCCTACGATAGGACAATTTCATGCTTTAATTTCTGAGGATATTTCACTTGGTATTCCGTATATTACTTCACCATTTTTATTTATGGAAGAGTTATTAACACCTATTGGGCGTACATATTATGTATACTTTGAGGATAGAGAATATATTATAGAGTATGAAGATCGAAATGTCAAAATTTATAATGAAGAACGTACCATTCCCATAGAATAGGAGGATTATGAAGACGTTCGAAAAAGATCCGGATGCAGTCCTAGATTATTATTGGGATTGGACTGATTGGTTGTCAGAAGGTGAAGCAATTGATGAGGCTACATTTGAATCTAGTTCTGAAGATTTAGTTGTTGATTCTTATACAATTGCTGGAAGTAAAGTTTTAGCTGTAATATCTGGTGGGACTGGAGGAGCAAATCCAATTATTACATGTAGAATAACTACAAATGGAACTCCTCCAAAAACGGACGATAGATCTGTTAGATTTGAAATTAGGGAAAGATAACTTGAAAGGAGAAAAGTATGCTGAAAAAGACAATAAAGTACGTTGATTATGATGGTATTGAACGAGAAGAAACTTTTTATTTCAATTTGACAAAGGCCGAAGTCACAGAATTAGAGACTTCTGTTGATGGTGGATTGTCAAAAATGCTTGAAAAGATAGTTGAAGAGAAAGATATTAAACGAACTATTGAAATGTTTAAGAAGATTATTTTACTTTCCTATGGCGAAAAGTCCCCTGATGGAAGGCGATTTGTAAAGAGTCAAGAACTCCGAGATGGTTTTTCACAAACCGAAGCCTATAGTGAGCTTTTTATGGAAATGGCAACTGATGCGAACGCTGCTATTGCTTTTATCAATGGGATTACTCCCCAAATGCCTAAAGAAGTAGAAAATTAATTTCAGGGAGACTAGGTATGTTGCAAATTACATTACCAGCTAAAGAAGTATATGATGAAGAAAAAGAAGAGTTCTTCACTATAAAAGAGCAATTTTTGCAGCTAGAGCACTCCCTAGTCTCCCTATCAAAATGGGAATCCAAATGGCGAAAGCCGTTTTTATCTGATAAAGAGAAAACTTTTGAGGAAATTACGGATTATGTTCGTTGTATGACGATTACTCAAAATGTAGATCCTGAGACATACAATTATATTGATCAGGGTGATATTAATAAAGTCAATAAATATATTGAAGATCCAATGACGGCGACAACTTTTAGCAATTTAGAAAAGAAAAAATCAAGAGAAGTTATTACAGCAGAAATTATATATTATTGGATGGTAACTTTTAATATACCTATGGAATGTCAGAAGTGGCATCTTAATAGATTATTAACTCTTATTAATGTTTGCAATATCAAAAATACTCCTTCTAAGAAAATGACTAAAAAGGAGCTAGCACATTATAATCATTCTTTAAATTCTGCAAGAAGAAGTACATTAAGTACAAGAGGATGACATCATGATTACCATAAAACATAAAGGAAGTTTCAAAAATATCGAGACGTTTTTTACGCGTTCGAAAAATATGAAAGTCGTTCCTATTTTAGAAAAATATGGGGCTAAAGGCATATCTGCTTTGTCTGCTGCAACGCCCAAAGACAGTGGTAAAACAGCTTCTTCCTGGGATTATAGAATTACTAGAGACACTTCCGGATACAATATCTCATGGTTCAACAAAAACGTTAGCAATGGAATAGCAATTGCGATACTTATACAGTATGGTCACGGAACTGGAACCGGAGGATATGTTCAAGCTTATGATTACATTAATCCATCTATGAAATCCATATTTGATTCCATAGCCGATGAATTGTGGAAGGAGGTAACCAGTCTATGACGACTGTCGATAATCGAGCTGTCGAACTTGGTTTCGATAACAAGCAATTCGAGAGTGGTGTGAAACAAAGTACCTCATCGTTAGATGCTCTTAAGAAGAGTTTGAATTTCGATCAGACATCAAAAAGCTTATTGAATCTAAATTCAGCGGCAAAAGGTTTTAATTTATCCAATATTGCGGACGGTGTCCAGCATGTTTCTAGTCGATTTTCTGCTCTTGGTATAATTGGTATGACCGTCCTACAAAATCTTACTACGGCAGCTATGCAATATGGTAAGAAAATAGTAGATGGTCTTCTAAAACCGATGAACGAGGGTTTGAAGGAATATGAGACCCAAATGAATGCAGTCCAAACCATCATGGCGAATACTGCATCAAAAGGAACAACCTTAAAGGACGTAAACGCTGCATTAGATGAGTTAAATACATATTCTGATAAAACCATCTATAATTTCACAGAGATGGCAAGAAATATTGGTACCTTTACTGCTGCTGGTGTTGGTCTGGATCAGTCAGTAGAGTCAATCAAAGGTATTGCTAACTTAGCTGCTGTATCTGGATCTAACTCACAACAAGCCGCCACAGCTATGTATCAATTGTCTCAAGCCATATCTAGTGGTACTGTAAGATTAATGGACTGGAACTCAGTTGTTAATGCTGGTATGGGTGGCGAAGTTTTCCAAAATGCTCTAAAAGAAACAGCCAGAGTTCATGGTATTGCTGTTGATGAAATGATCACTGATAATGGCTCTTTCAGAGAGTCTTTACAAGAGGGGTGGCTCACTACACAAGTTCTTACAGAAACTTTAGCTAAATTTACTGGGGACTTGAGCGCAGAACAACTTCGAAGTATTGGATATACAGAATCTCAGATTACAGAAATCATGAAACTTGGTGTGGTTGCGAGCGATGCAGCTACAAAAATTAAGACTCTTACCCAACTTAAAGAAACCATCCAGGAATCTTTGGTATCTGGATGGGCTGAGAGTTGGCGAATTGTTATTGGCGATTTTGAAGAAGCGAAAGCTTTTTTCACTGAAATAGGTGACACAATTGGTCCAATGATTCAATCTTCTTCAGCTGCTCGTAATAAAATATTACAGACATGGAAAGATATAGGCGGCAGAGAGATATTTATAGATGCTTTAAGGAATAGTTTTGAGGCACTACTTGCAATTGCGGCACCTATTAAAGAAGCTTTTACAGATATTTTTCCTAGTTTGCGCGGACAGGATCTATTAAGATTAACGAAAATCTTTAGAAACTTTACGGAAGGACTGATTATCAGTGGTGAAACCGCAGATAAAATTAAAAGAATATTTAAGGGTTTATTTGCTGGTTTTGACATCGCAAAAGATATTGTTGTAGCTTTAGCTACTGGCGTATGGGATTTAGTTAAAAGCTTATTACCTGCTGGAACTGGAGTTTTAGATTTTCTAGCTGGTTTAGGCGATAAAATGGTCGAAATTCATGATGTCATAAATATTTGGGACATTTTTGACACAGCAATGCAGACCATAGGTACCACAGCAGATACCGTCAAGTCAAAAGTGTTTGGATTTATTGATACTGTCAAGTCTAAATTTGAGGAGTTTAAAGGACTAT